CCAACTTACGAAGCCCAAAACCCCACGTGGTTTCACCAACGAATATCGGTGATTAATCCTAAAATCTGAAGAAGATTAAAGGAGTTGCCATGTGAGATGCCATCTCTGGCCTGTACATTCTTAGGTTTGTACAGGTCTTGAACCTCCGCATTTGCATGCGAAGGCACCCATCGAAGCGCGAGACGCGTCGAATGACGCTTCTCTGTACTACTGAGGTGATCACGATCTCTACCTTGTAGAGGGACGTGAAAAAACTTCAATAGTGCTGGCCAACCACCAAGCCGGTCCTTCCTTTTCAGAGGAACGGAGGCAAAGGTCCTAGTAAGGAACCGATGCGTGTTGCGGCACCACTTATGCGGTGTCACAGCATCCTGGCGACAGTGCCAACCCAGAGCGCCGCTCTTGGAGGAAACAAGCGGAAGCCTTCTCCTCAGAAGACTCTCCACTCTATCCTTTAGGGCGTTTGAGAACTCGTACAAGCCTTCATTCCATGCTTGGTTTGAAAGCGAGACGAAGTTCTCAATAAGCTTTGGACTTGCTTCGATTTCTTCCGGACGGTGTTTCAGATAAAGAGGAGTTATATCAACTCCTCTGAACGCATCGACACCGCAGCTTTCTTTGAAGAAACCTGATAGAAAGCTCTTCTTGACGTTGACCTTTAAGCCAGCGTTCTGAAGCCAATTCACACACTGATGCGCATGCTGAGAACTTACGACGATATCATCGCCGTAAGCCCTAACATGCCTGGCAGCGCGAACAACATTCCAGTAACTGGGGGTCATACCCCAGTTATCCAAGACAGCTGCAATGCCTATAACAGCAAAGCAGACAGACTGGACTGGAAAGGTGAGCGCGTTCCCCATTCCGGCAAATTTACGCAGATCTTGTATGGTTTCAATACCATTAGAGACCGACGTAGAACGGCAATCCATCATAAGCTGAAAGAATTCAGCGTGTCTCCCAAAAATAATCTCTACCACTTTTAGTGATAGAAGATCACTGGCGGAAGACAAGTCAATGGTTGCCCAGTTGTCGTATAGGGAACCCTCAAGGGCCAACTTTTGGTTGACTCCTTGATCGGTAACATCTACGCTCTTACTAAGTACTCGACAAGCGTCTATTCTTTGGCGCAAGCAGAGCATGAGTCCTTGTTGACGAAATTGGTTCAACATGGGCTCAATAGTAATTGTCCGTCTCGAAGTAGTATTTTTCGGGACAGATATGAGCTTAGCTGTGCTGCACAGAGCTCTATCTTTGGAGGCAACTAAAGTAGTCGACTCCGATGACTCCATGATTCTAACTGAGAGATCAGTCAGAGAAACTTCATGTGTATCGAAGCCATACTTCTCTAGGTCGAAGTCCATTTTCCTTATGGACTCAGACAGCGCGAACCACTTCTGGTTGACGCTATATCCTTCAAAGACAGCACCGGGTCCATGCTTGTATGAGCCTTCACGGGCGAGCTCTGGTTTGAGCCCGTCCAGCACATACGAAGCAACCTTCCTAATATGATGTACCCAACGGTCAGGCAAAATAACCTGTCCAATGAGCTCGTCATTTCGGAAGAATTCAGTTTTAGCTTGAAGATCGAGGCGCTCAGCCTCTTTCTCTGGCAACTGAATCTTCTTAAAGAGCTTAAGTAGACCATGGGCGCTTTTTAGGCATCCAAAATCTACCGTCTCTTTAAGAATACCGGTGACCGGGTCGAAAACTTCACAGAGCATACCTGAGAGAAATCTCGGGATTGCTCCCCCTCGCACTGTTTTAAAGTGCGGTGGGCAGGTGAACTTGCCAGTAGATAACCCTAGTAATAGGGCATCATCAAAGGCAGGTAAAGCTATGGTGAGGAAACCATAGCCTTCGTTTTCGAACCTGTTCTCGATCGTTTCGAAATCACGATCGAGGCCTTTCACATCAGGATTAAGCCTGCGAAAGTCATTTAGCAGGCTCGACAGGAGCAATATCGGACTTTTCATCAGTACCTCCTTGAGGTGTCTGATTCCGAGTCCTAGCTGCTTGTCCCCGGTTATATAAACCGGATACTGACAGGTCTAGCGACCTATTCACGTCATTTGTGGTCGAACAACCTGCTAACCAGGTAAGTACCAGGAATAGCAAGAAGACCAACCCCAAATGCGCGAATCCTTCTATTGCAATTTTCATCTTAATGCCCCAGGAACTCCGGGAGGAGTCCCTTTGAAGGTGTTAGGACTGGAACTGCAGCAGACGGGCAGTTGTAACCGTTGAAGTATCTCGGAAGTCCGTTAGGGCCTTACAGAGCGCGACCATGTCGGCATCTGAAAACCCAAAACTGGGCCGTGAGATCGTAAGGGAAACGGAAGCGAGTTGCTTCCGCGTCAACCCAGAATACGGGTCGACAGCGTTCACCGTCTTCGTCATTTGGACGTAGTGGCGATCGCCGCCGGCTTTAGTACGCTGATGGTTGATTACAACGGTATAACCGTTGCCTCCCGAATCGACGCGTTCCGAACCATAGTCCTGGTTCTTCACAATAGTGAAGGCCAAGGCCGGGGTAGGGGACGCGGCTGCAACGTTTACTGGATCGGCAAGCATAGGGGTATCTCCTAGTGAAAATGAATGGGCCTAAGCAGAATGCTTAGGTAACCTACCGAAGTCGCTGCGCTAGCAACGCTCCGATAATGGACTTCTGATACGTCGACAACGTCGTCGGCACAGAAGTAGTTTTCACACCAAGTATTCCGGCAACATCGCTACGAGTTTGACACTCATAGTGGAGTATAGACTGGTGACGGTTCTCAACAACTGTTGTGTCGTTGGAAACTATCGCGTAGTCTAACTCCGTCCGATGCTGGAAATCTGACTTTGACTGGAAATCGGTGATGACCTTGCCAGAAGTACGGCAAGATATCATTCCCCAGTTGATCAAACCCGGGTCACGGTTTATTGTATCGATACATTCGATATAATTGCCGAGGCCTGTGAAGTAATCAACTAGCCAAGTCCATGGGATAAGATTATAGATATCCGTAGGACGAGGGATAAGCCCAATGCGATCGAGCAAACGCTCAATGTCGCAAGATGGCACGTTCAGGGGAGGGAAATCAAAAGTTGCGTTTACTACTAAACGCACCTCAGACTCTCTCTCTATGCGGGATTTTACAACCCTCGCATACTCGTAAGCTGACGTATCATAGACAAAGCCCGAGATATCCTTCTCAGCCGTCGCAAACTTTCGCGACGACCGAAAGGTTGTTGGTTTACCTGCTCGTCGGATCAAGAAGTTCATACGCTTCGAGACCTTTTCGGGCAAGGCCAACAACTCCATAGCATCCTTATAAGTTTGTTTCCATCCGAAGTGAAACGATAAGTATTCACCAGGAAC